TTCATTATCTTCAAAATCAAATAAAGATTTTAAATTAATTTTACTATTTACTGGTAATTCACTGGTATTTGTAACAAACATTCTACCTAATGTTGTGAATACCATTAAACTAGAAAAATTATCGTCAGCCAATGTCTCAATTATGGTTTCTCCTTTAGCAAGTTTAATTTTAGCTCCTTTTCCGCCACGCTTTTGAGTTAATAGAGTAGAGCTTTCTTGTGTATAGATGTTATTGAGATTTGTATAGTGGATTAGTAGTTCTTTCTTTTCTATTGGTTCTGCATCTTCGTCTTCTGAAGTGAAATCAAGATTAATACATTTAGTACGGCGCTTATCTCCATATTTTTCTGCCATTGTTTGAATTTCTTTAATCATTTCTTCTTTAATCTTTTCTTCTGATTCTAAAATCAATTGAATACGATCTGCAGTTTCTTGTTTTTGATTTCTTTCATTTTCTAATTTTTCGATTTCCAAATGAGTTAAACTCGATAATCTCATCTTTAATATTGCTTCTGCTTGTTTTTCAGATAAATCATAATTTTTCATAATTAATTGTTTGGCAGATTCTGTGTTTTTTGAACTTCTAATATCTTTTACTAAATCTTCTATGTTATGAAATGCAACAATTAATCCTTCTAAAATATGGATTCTGTCTAATAATTTAGATAAGTCATATTGATATGCTTTTATAATTATAGTTTTTAAATGTTGTAAATATGCCTCCATACTTTCTTTCCATGTAAAAAGTTTAGGAATTTTACCATTATCTAGCATATTCATATTAATAGAATATGAATTTTGAAGAATTGTATGTTTATATAATAAACGAGTTACCTTTTCAACATTAGCATTTCTTGTTAATTTAATAAAAATTTTACAACCAGAGTAATCTGTGCCATCATATACACTTTCTACGCCTAATAATAATCCATCTTCTATTGCTTTACTAATTGAAGCTACTGCATTATTAGTAAAAGTCATATATGGCATTTCTGTAACGATTAATTCCTTATTTTCATCATCATATTCTATTTTTGCTCTTACTAATGCGGCTTTACCATTTCCATATTTCAAACTTTCTTTTACTTCATCTTCATTAATAATGATTCCACCTGTAGGAAAATCAATAGGGCAATAAATGTCTTCAAAATCAATGTCTGGATTATTGATTAACTTTTCCAGCGCCACCGCGACATCTTTAAGATTATGTGGAGGTACAGAACTAGAACAAGCAACTCCAATACCAAAACTACCATTAACTAAACTAAAAGGAAATTTTGTTGGTAAAACAGTTGGATAATATTCTTCTTCTGTATAATTTAATTTCCAATCGTCAATAGTTTCTTTTTCTAATAAAGAAGTCATCTCATATGCAATTTCATTTCCACGCATTTCAAGATAACGGGCTTGACTATAGTCATCTCCACTTAAATAAGAACCATTATTACCTTGTACTTCAATAATTGGATAACGTAAAGAAAAATCTTGAGATAATCTTACTGCAGTACCTAAAATAGATGCGTCACCATGAGGTGAATATCTCATAGCTCCATTAACAGTTGCTACAGCTTTTCTTCTCTTGTCTTTATAAGTAAGCTTATCTTTATATTGAGCATATAATATAAAACGCGCTCCGCATTTTAGTCCATCTCGTGCATCTGGTAATGCACGAGTTTGGATAACATAAGATGCATAAGGCACATAAAATGCCTGTAAAGCATCACTAACTTCCCATTCTTTTCCATTAAATTGTATTTCTGCCATAGAATCTCTCCTTTTTTTTATTATAATAATATTATACTACAAATTAAATCTTTTGTCAATTTATTTTAATCCTCCAAATTTTCAAAATCCGCATGAGAGAAAACATAATCCTTTCTTGAAACAATATCTTCTCCTAAGAGAACGTCAAAATAATATTTTGCCTGCTCAGCGTCGTCCATTTTAATTTGAACCATTCTAGCATCTTTTGAGAATATTGTTTGTCTAAAATCTTCAGGCTGAGATTCACCTACGTATTACTCCATTATTTCTAATGGTACTGACCATTTCTTACTGTAAAAACAGCACATCGTTTCGGTTCTCATTGGCTTCGTTTCCTAAAACCAAGACGTGTATTAATAACGTCCCTACTCCCCAGCATTTCAACCTTAGGGATGGCCGATACAAGTTATTAAATAACTCACGAGATTATCTTTTATTCTAAAATAAGAACATTCAGACTCCCTCGTTAGCTAAGATTTATTTTCTTAACCTCTATTAATAAAATAGATTAGATGTGTTAGGGCCAGACTATCTCTTACCCCTTTAATCTAGTTATATCACCTTTAGGTAATTCTTTTAGTTCTTTTTCGTTATAAGCAAAATATTTTTTACCTTTACTTTCAACTTTGAATAATGGAGTTACACCCCAATATACTTTACCTGCTTTAATTAATTCGGGATAGTGACAATAGAGAAATGTTAAAACTAAACATACTATATCATATCCATCTTTATCCATATCCGCCATTATAACAATTTTACCATAACGTAATTTTTTAATATTAAATTTATCTCCCACGCCGCAACCAAAAGCAACGTGTAATTGTTTTACTTCCTCGTTTGCGGCAACTTTATCAGCAGGATTTTTTAAAGCATTAATAATCTTACCTCTTAAATCAAAGCAAGCTGTAGTTTCAGAATCTCTCGCTTTAACAAGTGCTCCCTTTGCTGATTTTCCTTCACATATCATTAATTGTGAGGATTCATCATGTCTTCTGCAGTCAGCAAGCTTTTCTACTAGTATTGCTTTTTTCTTTAATTCTTTTTGAATATCATTATTACTTGATAAAATCGCCTCTCTTGCTTTATCAGCCGCAATTTCAGCTCGTTGCACCTTAACCATCATTTCAATAATTACAGAGAAATCATTAGTCTTACTAAATTCTTCTAATCCCTCTTTCATTGCTTGAGAAGTCAAAGTTCTAAGAGACGGCGTATTAATTTTAGATTTTGTTTGATTCGCAAATGATGGGTTTGCTACTTTACAATTAACCGCATAGATTAACCCCTTTCTCATTGATTCAGGTTCTAAATTCTTTCCACTTAATTTTTTAATTTGTGTTGTAATAGCAGTTTTCGCTCCAGTAACAGGAGTTCCTCCCTCTGGACAATATAGTCCATTAACAAATACATAACTCTTTTCTTGTCCGCCAGTCCAAATAAAGGCTACTTCAACTTCATCTGTTCCATCAGTAGCAGAACAAATAATTGGTTTTTTCATTAATGGTTTTTTAGCTACATCTTTAATGAAATCTGCAATACCATTTTTAGAATAGTATTCTTGAGATTTACTATTATCTTGATTTTTTATTATGAATTTAATGCCTTTATTTAAATAGGCAATATTTTTTATTTCTTCACAAATTCTATCAAAAGAAAAAGATTCAGTTGCGTTAATAAAAACTTTTTTATCTGGTTGGAATGTTATTAAAGTTCCATCTTTTTCTTTTGTTGTAGTTTCTTCATAGGATTTGAGTAGTCCTTCTTCAAAAATTGCCGTTGCTGATGTTCCACTTCGGTAACTCGTTACGATAAATTTGGCAGATGACATACATACTGCCGTTCCTCCAATCTTGCTATTCAGTAGTAGACGTTACTCTACTACTCGCGTATTATCGCTGCTTATGATTTCTCATAAGAATAGACTATATCTTCCTAAATTCCATTTCAAGCCACTTGGCTTTACTCTACTCAAATATTTCAGAAAATTTAATACCTAAAATTTCTTCCATATTAGGCGTTTCATTCTCTAATAATATTTTTTCGATAGTCGTTGAACGTTCATCAATTAAATACTCGTTTTCTCTCATTTTTTCTATTCTAAAGAGAATAGCATCTCTCAAAATTTTATTATAGTCAAAGTTATATTTTCTACAACTAAAACTTTTAGAATATTGCTTAGCTCGGTATCCTTGATATTCCCATTGAGGTTGGCCAGCAGACCAATGCACTCTAATTCTAGGATTTTTACCTTTTTCATAAGCAATACCATTAAAATTAAACTTATTACTTGCTGTAGTTTTTTGATTCTTTTTATTAATACCAGAAGTAACAATGCGAAGATTTGCTTTTTGATTATTCAAACCATTTCCATCAATATGGTCAATTAATTGATTTGTGTCTTGCACATTTAAAATCCATCTATGCATACGGCCATAAGTATCATGGATAGCATATCTTGTTTTTCTATCATTATTTGAGTCTACTCGATGCAATGGTGAAAGATACCATCCAGTTTTTGGTATTCTTTCATAATCTTCGTCATCTAAAAGGACTTCTGCACCACAAGTTAATTTAAGTATTTTCATATTTACTCCTCCTTATAAGGAGTACTTAATTGATGCTTCGCTGCTGATTCTCTTTTCGGAGTTCCAGCAATTAAAAATCTTTTACAACGGCTATGGTGTTAACCGTTCAATCCGCTACTATTTTTATAAGAACCTTTATCAAATTTACCACCTGTATGAGACTCAGTATAGATTGCAACCAATATATTCCTATCATCTTTGATACCAAAAGGAACTCCGCGTCCGAAGTCACGGCATGATATCGTTCCGTCTGTCTCATCAAGTGTAAGAATGATGCTATCACCATATCCAGCGATTGCCTCATCAGTCGAGTTATTAATGATTTCCTTTAGGGCTTGATAGATGCCCTCTGTATCGTCTGTTCCAAGATACATTTGGATACGTTGACGCATCGCATTTCTGGTATCGAGGTGCTTTATATTATCTATATTATATTCTGTACTCATGTGATTCCTCCTCAAGTTCTCGCGTTTATTTTCTTCTCTCTGTGTCCCTCCCCTCATTTTCTATATTTATTATATCACTCTTTAGCGGCAAAGTCAATTAATTTTCGTTTTGCCCGCTGGAGTTTTTGTTTGTGATTCGTTTGGGTAATAGTTAAGGCGGCTAGTTTTGATTCCAGCCGCCTAGGTTTGAGTTATTTAATTATTTCGGAGTGTTATTTGAGCTGTTACTCAATCACTTGTTTTTATTTATAATTCACCCTATTAATGAGCTACGCTCATCAAAAATTAGAGAAAATTGATTTTGAACTCTTTTTCTCTAATTTTACTTTTGACTTATGTTTTACACCTACTATTAAAATACTAAACGCCAAGACTTATTAAACCAGCAAAATAAAACCTTGTTAATTTAAGTTGTGCGCCTATTCGGTAGTCCATAGGCAAACTGGTTTCTTTGTTCCTCCCCTTCTTTTACAACAATACGTTTGTTGACGGCTTAAGTTCCCGTTTTGACGATATAAGTTACGATTAACTGTCATGGATTTTGACATTAATTCCTATAACGTGTGATTTAGAACTTCCCGCTCACAACACGATTAACAGCGTGGACTAGATAAGCATATCATCACGACATTCCTAAATAGCCTTTTTGATAACGGAGAGCTGTCTAAGCATCCCTCTCCGCTTAACAACGAATTAAATCGACTTACGTTAAGCATTCTATATTCACTTTTCTAATATTATTATACCATGTAAACTAGAAAAAGTCAATCCCATTAAGAGATTGACTTAATCAAAATTATTTCTTTTTCTTATGATACTTTTTCGCCGCGGAATTTACAACAATTCCTTTATCTTTTTGCTCTTGTTCCCATTTACGTCTTTTTTCTGCTCGTTCAATTTCATATGTATTAATTCTACCCTCGGCCCAAATAATTTCTCTTTTGTCGGGCTTTAATCTTGCATCATCATCAAACAAAGTTTTCCATCTATCATCAAGAAAATATTCTAGTTGATAGATTTTTCTTTTTAATATTTCAACCTTCTTTTCATCTGTCTCTGTTTCTAAACATCTATTATAATATGCATAATCTCTTTCAATGATTGTTGGTAAATTTTTATCAAAAACCTTATGATTATGAGCTAGATACTTTGAATCCTTTAAAATCTTATTCCAAAATTTAACGCCAAAAGGACTATCATAGTCATGGATTCGTTGATTTTCTTTAACTAAATTCTTTATAACGTTTTTCTTCGTTCTTTTTACTGGCTTTGGGCCTTTTTTCTTTTTCTCTTGATTTATATTTTCCATATAACTTCCTCCTTTATTTTTCTATTATCATTATATCAGAAAATAAAGAAAAAATCAAGCTAATTAAAGCTTGATTTTCATGTTACTTTTGAAATAGATATAAAAATTCTAAATCATAATCTTCTTGACGTTTCTTCCTTCCCTTCTTTCCATTTGTACCAATTTTATATTTCTTAATAAATTTAAAACCAACTTTTTCTAGCTGTTCTAACCAATCTTCTGTAATATGATAATAATTTTTACTCTCATCTGAATAGTTATTTATATCAACAGCAAAATATCCTCCAGTCTTTAACATATCATAACTATTTTTAACAGTATTATACACATAATTATTGACCCAATTATCATAATTTGCAAATTTAATTTCACTTTGAGTATCTTCTGTGCTATAATGCTCTAAATTAAAGAAAGGCGGGCATGAAAATATAAAATCAACAGACGAATTTGGTTCTATATGATTTTCAGAACATTCTTTATATATTTTATAACTATTTTTTCTATTGGTGCATTGTTCAATATAAGAACCTAGATTTAATAGGTTATCATATGTTTCAGTACATGGTTCTACACCTATATATGTATAATTATTTTTACTTGATAATGCTCCTAGCATTCGCGCGCCAAAACCACAAGAATAATCATAAATTACACCATTTTTTGGACAAAAGCATTCATAAATAGCTTTAGCTCTCATTGGATTATAATTTGTTGGCATTTTACCATTTAATCTTCCGACACGAATAAAAAGATTACGCATATTAGAAATTTTTTCATGTTTAAAAGCAAAACGAAAAATTGTATGTAAACAGGTTTCATTATAAAATTGATCATATAGACTCATATTTTTACCTTGTGTAGATGTAAATAAATTTGGAAACATAAAATCAAGAAAGACTTGTCCAGTATATGATCTAATATCTATATTTTCAGCATTAAAATCCATTACTGGATTGCTTTTAATACATCTTAAAATTTCTTTTCTAATTCCCTCTTGATTGTAATAATAAATAGGGAAAATATTAATTTCCCTAATTTTTTTTATAACTTGATTAATAATCCTATCTTGTTCATCTCTTGTTAGTTCTTTAAAATTATCTGGAATTAAGATATTTAAATCTTCAATAATACCACTATAGGCATCTTCTTTTTCTTGTGTAGCAATATAATCCCACTGCATACGAAGCCTCCTTAATATCCTAACAAATTATCCCATTTCTTATTTGCAACAAGAATTGGTAATTCTGTTTCACTAAATTTCTTCCATTTCTTCATAAAATCAATAGCACATTTACATTCATCACAATTTTCATCACATTCAGGATTATCCTTTTGTAAAGGACACTTTAATTGCTTAAATTTCATTATGATTCCTCCTTAAAATATTCTTTACTTATATTTTCCCATTTTAATCCATTATCATAGAATTTATATGCTTGTTGATTTGTACTACCTCTAAAATCTAAAATTTTAGTAGGGCAACTCTTATCATAACGTCCATCTATCATTATATCAATTAATTGTAAAAAATCAATAGCACCATTAATTTTTAGAAAATTTTCTAATATAAATCCAGTATAAACAATAATTTGTAAAGGTTCTTTACGATTTTTAATATCATCATTATCTCTAATTTCGCGGCAAAATTTGGTAACTGTATCTAAATTTCTTGGATGACAAGGATCGCCGCCGAGTAATACAAAATTTTTTATATGAGGATTCTTTAAAGATTCTATTATCTTATCTCCTATTGATTTATCAAACAACTTTCCTGCGTTAAAATCCCATGTTTCAGAATTAAAGCAATCTTCACAATGCTGTTCACAACCTGATACCCATAAAGTCGTGGATAATCCATGACTATTCGCAGTATCAAAATATAAAACTTTTGAATAGTTCATTTTAATCCTCCCATCTTAATCTAATAACACTACAATTTACTTGCACTCCATTAACTTTTCTTCTGGTTTCAATTACGTCAAAGCCTTGGGAAATTATCAAACGTTTAACAGAGGGCCATTTTAACTGTTTTCCACTTGTTCCTTTGAGATTAAAGAACTTACTAATCTTTTCTTTATCTTCTTTTAATAAAGGTTTTTCTAATAATCTTGTAATTAATTGAATAATTTCCTTTTTAGTTGGTTCTTTATCTTCTTTCTCTTGATATGAATCAATAGAAGCATTGATTTTATTATAACCCTTTTCAATTGAATTATAAAGATTAATATAATAAGCTTCTCTTTCGTTTAATTCATCTTCTTTACATTCCTCTAAAATTTGAAATCTAAATCTATAAGGATGCTCATATAGTTCATAATGAAGCTCATCCTCAACTGAAGTTGCATAACGACCTTGCTCTATATGTTCTCCCCAGCGGCGAGATATATCAAGCGATTTTCCAATGTACTTCTTGTTGTCACGAATATTTTCAATCATATAAATACCTATCATTTAAATATCCCCTTTCTGATTTTCTATAATTATTATATCATGGTTTAAGAGAAAAATCAATTTAATTAAAATTCCTCCATTTGAAAATAAATTGGTGTGTTACCAATAATTGCCTGTGGAACTAAAATTAATTTCAATATTGCTTGATTAATATCGTTATCATATGCTACCATATTAAATTTTTGTCCCCTTGATGTAAAATCTGCTTTTTGAATAAGTAAAAATGAATCTGTCGTTGTATTATGAAAAAATAATTGATTAAAATTTTGAGTTGTTTTTATATGTTGTGTGTTAATATGATTTTTTTTCATTATATCTAAAGTATATTTTTGTAAATTTTTGGAATAATGAGAGTAATCAACGTAAATAGCCATATGTAAATCAGATTTTGATTCTAATAATTGAAAAAATAACTTTAATATTGATTGATAATTCATTTATATACCTCCTTTTGATTTGATAATATTATTATATTATAGGATAGAAAAAAAGTCAAGTCTGATATGACTTGACTTAATTTTCTTTTAATTAATGAGGAATTTTTGCTGCTGTTAATAATTCTTCCATACCAAGTCCACCTTGTTCCCATTTTCTCATACAATAGTCATAGATATTAGGATTAGATTGTTTTAATAGTTCAAAACGATTTGGTGATTTTTCTTTATGTACGCCAAAACCACAATATATACAACCTGTTTGATTTCGTTCTGTACAATATAATTGATCATTTTCATTTCTTTTAATTTCTCCATAGCATTTAGATAAAGGTAGATCATATCGTAGTATATATTCTAAAATATCGTTATTGGTCCAAAAACCTAATGGTGTGCTAACTTTTCTTACTGCTTTAAAACTATTACATCCTTCTCTTAAATAAGATTCAAGTCTTTGTTTACTTTCTTCCGCTAAAGTCCCAATAAAAGGATGTCTGCCAGTTTCTTTTTCATATCTTTTAGCTGGTTCTTTCTTCATGATTGTACAACAAGCATCATTGATCATGTAGTCTGAATTGTTATATAATTCAAGCGCATATTTAGGTAATGGAGAATATACATAGTCAAGACCAGTGGATTTCTTTGTACGAATGCCTTTAATATAACGTTCTTCTTGTTCATAGTCTCCTTTCTTATGTGATTGTCGCGCGGCGTAAAAGATATGTGATACTCCTTTTGTAAAAAGTGGATAGCCATATTCTTGAATAACTTCTCTAAAATTCTTTTTTGGTCTTAAAATTGTAATGTTTGGAATACTTTTTGCATTAGCTTTGTTTTCGGGCCATTCTAATCCAGTGTCAATATAAACAGCGGGTATATCAGGATAAACACTGCGAACCAAGTGAGTTAGAACCGTGCTATCTTTCCCCCCCGAAGTTGAAATGTATACACCGTCTTGACCATATTCTTTTACCCATTCCATTATTCTTACTTTTGATTTTTCAATTTTAACATCTAATGGAAGTGCTTGTAACATTTTTAATTCGTCTCTTGTCATTTAAATTCCTCCTATTATATTATCCAATCTATTGATTGGTAATAATATTTTACTATAAAATGGAAAAAAAGTCAAGTCCATAGGACTTGACTTTTAGGATTTTATTCATTTTCTATATTAACGTGTTTAACCCTATCTAAAACATCATGTGCTCTTCCTCTTGTTAAATGATTAAGTGATGATAAATATCCACATACTCTAAAATTACTTCTTACTCGTTCAATTTCTCCACATTTAGGACATTGCCAATGAATAGTACTACCATCAACTATCTTTTTAAAATCATATCCACTAAAACCGCAATCAGGATTTTCACATTGAGAAACTTCGCTATTCATTTCTGCATATAAACAAGTATTACCTATATGTTCGATTATTTCTAATACTACATCTATATTATTAGATAAATTACACAATTCAACATAACTAATACTTCCACCAGCAGTTTTATCACTAAATTGAGCTTCTTCAGTTAATTTACTAAAAGCATCAATAGGATGGAATACAGGAATGTGATAACCATTTGTTATATAAGTTCTTTGAGTACCGTCTCCAATTTGTCCGAAATCTTTTATACACGCTCTTGC